ACGAACATCGATGCGGTAATCAACGCTTTCAACACTGAGATAAGGGGCATATTCGAAGAGTCGGTTATCCGAATAGCGTCTATTTACCGGCCATACGCTATGCAGAAAATCGAGGATTCCCGGAAGGCCGATTATGAGAGCACCTTCTGGCAAGAAATAAGGGAGTTTGCAAAAACCCATGCGGCGGAACGTGTTGTTGATATTCAGAGCACCACGAGGAAGAAGCTGAAACTGATTCTCGAACGTGCGCTTGAAACAGGGCAGGGCTATGTAGGGGCGCGGACAGCAATCCGCGGGCTTGCGGAGATAACTACGGCTTTCAGAGCGTTTATGATAGCGCGTACTGAGATACATTCTTTTACCGGGGTAGTGGTTGACCAGACCATGCTGAATGACGGCGGCATGAAGGAAAAAGAGTGGATGGGTGCAGCCGATGAACGCGAGAGACCGACACATGTTGAAGCGAACGGCCAGATAGTCGCGGTAGATAAAAAGTTTTCTGTTGGTAGGGACAAGCTGAGATTCCCAGGAGATCCGAACGGTAGCGCAAAAGAGATAATAGCCTGTAGATGTGCAGCGCTTTATAATTAGGAGGATGAGACGTGGAGCTTGAATATAAAGATTTCAATTTTGAGATAAAAGCCATAGATGAAAAAGGTTTTTTCGAAGGCTATGCATCCACTTTTAATGGCAAGCCCGATCTTGGCGGCGACGTAGTTATGCCAGGGGCTTTTCTCGAATCCATAGCGAAGGGCGGCCGCTTCGGAACGGGTATACGGTTCCTCCGGGGTCATGACAGAGATAGACCGATCGGGGTATGGACTGATATCCACGAAGACCAGAAAGGGCTTTTTAACCGTGGACAAATTGCGATCGATACTCAAGATGGACACGATACGCATATCCTTTTAAAGATGGGAGCGATGAAAGGTGAATCGATCGGATACTTTACCGAGGACTACGAAATAATAACCGCTGAAGGTAACGATGTTCGGTATCTAAAGAAGATCGACCTCTATGAAATATCGGTTGTCACGTTCCCGATGAACACGAATGCAAACGTAACCATGGTCAAAGAAGCGATAGAGAATTGCAAAACAGAAAGACAGCTCGAGAACGCCTTGAAAGATATGGGACTCAGTTCGAAGGCGGCTCAATACGTGATATCGGTGTGCAAGAAAGGATTCCAGGCGGAAAATAATCTTGTAGCACCCTTTCAGACAATACTTAGGAGTTTACAGCAGACTAATGCTGAATTACTTGTAAAGCGTATGTTATGGGAAGGTCAGGATCAAACAAAAGGGGCGTAATCCGGGATGGACGAAGTTCAATTGTTGAGATGCTACGAAAATATCCCTTCCGGGGATCGGAAAGGGATAACCAGAAATAGCGCAGATTTTATCAGAAAGTGAAAGGAAGGAAATAATATGCCTCCAACAGTAGACACAAGCTTACTCGAAGAGAAGACTAAAAACGTAGTCGAAGCCGTTGTTTTGGAGATTAAGAATCTCGGGGACAACACGAAGGCCAGCTACGAAGAACTCCAGCGCAACTACAAATCCATGAAGGATATTCTCGACAAAGCGAAGCTCGATTCGCAGGACTTCACGAAAGCGGAAAAGCTCGCAGCCGATATCTCGGTACGGCAGGAAGCTCTTGATAAGAAATCCGACGAGAGCGCGAAGAAGCTCAACGACCGGCTCGACAATCTTGAAGTCATCCTTCAGAAAAACGGGAAAATCTCGATTCACCAGAATGATGCGAAATACGCCGAAGAATTGAAGGCGTTCAACCTCGCAGCTCGCGGAGTCAAGATCGGTACAAAGGGAAGCCTTGAAGCCAGGGACTTGGCCGAAGAGGAATACGAGATTTACAAGAAATCATTCCTCAAATACATCCAGCTCAAAGAAGACGGACGGCAGATAGCCTCGCTCTTTACTCCGGAAGAGGTTAAAACGCTTTCATCGGGTTCCGATCCGGACGGCGGGTATACCGTAACTCCTCAGATGTCGAATCGAATCATCACAAAGATGTTCGAGACCGATCCTATCAGGCAGCTCGCAACAGTAGAAACCATTACGGGCAAAGTGCTCGAATGGCTCGTTGACACAGACGAGAGTGGCGCTAACTGGGAAACCGAAACCGTATTGAACTCGAAAGAGAACACGGCAAGATTGCAGAAAAAGGCAATCTACACACATACGCTCACTTCGAGAGTTTGGGCTACACAGGAAATAATCGAGGATTCCGGAATCAATATCGAAGACTGGATAGCCAGGAAGAACGCCGATAAAATGGCGCGAACCGAGGCGGCATCCTTTGTAACCGGAGACGGAGTGGGGAAGCCCAGAGGATTCCTTACATACCCTTCCGGGACAGGCTGGGGTCAGATCGAACAGATCAATATGCTCGCAGCGGCAACGCTCACAGCGGACGGACTCCGGACTGTGAAATACGGGCTTCGGGAAGATTTCCTCAACAGCGCAAACCTCGCATGGCTCGTGAGGCGGTCAACGCTTCTCGCGATCATGCTTCTCAAAGACGGGATCGGGCAGTATATCTGGAAACCCGGACTCGCAGAGAAAGTACCTTCGACAATCGATGCAGATCCGGTGCGGCTCTCGGCAACCATGCCAGCAGTAGCAGCGAATGCGCTTCCGGTCGCTATCGGCGACTGGAGAGAAGCATACACCATAGTTGATAGACTCGGAATCAGCCTTCAGCGCGATCCGTACACTCAGAAACCTTTCGTGGAGTTCTACTTCCGGAAGAGAGTCGGCGGGGACGTGGTGAACTTCGAAGCCATAAAACTCGGCATCGTGCACGTTTAAGGAAAGGATGGAAATATGAATATCAAAGAAAATTATTCGAACTTCGGGTTTTACACCGCGTTCCAGCCTAACATCATAAGTGATGCACAGGGAACCGAACATGGATACGAGCTCGATATGCGTGGCTATAACGCGATTACGGTTATCGCGCATCTTGCTTCCTACGCAAGCGCAGGAGCACAGGGCGCGGGAGATATCACAACTGTGCTTCTCTATCACGGACTTGCATCAGCAGCGGGTGTATCCGCATGGTCGCTCGTACCCGGAAGTCAGATTCTGCATTCGGTTTACGGAGGGATCGACTCCACGGGAGAAACAGGCGTAATCATGTCCATCATGTCGAAGACAGAGCTCAATACGGATTCGACCGCAGCTCAGTCGGGAATTATCGTGATGGCAGGGTATAAACAGGATACAAAACACAGGTATCTCAGGGTCGATGTCAGGAATAGTGACGCTGCATCGGCAGCCTATTTCGGGGCATTCGCAATCATGGGATCGCCGGGAGACTGGCCGATCAACACGCCGGTAGAAAACGGTTAAGGAATAGGGGGCTTCGGCTCCCTTATTGAAAGGAGTTTATATGTCGGATTATATGACAAAAATATACCGGGATACTGGCGGCGATCGTGAAGTAATAAAGAGCGGAGGCGAGCTCCAGGGCGAGTCCGGAGGTGTTGGTGATTTCCAGGACGGATTCACATTCTACCTCGGAACAATAGCCGGAGCATCAGGTATGACAGCGCAGGAAATAGGCGCATATCTTGCCACAAAGCTCAATAGAACATTCATAGGTCAGAGCCAGGGCGCGGGATCGAGTGTACTCTCGATTCTCGGAGGATCGTCTCCTCCCGTTCTCCCGTCGTTCAACAATATCATTTTCTCCATAGGTGGCGGATCGGCAAACTCGGCAAGTGCGAGAATGTGGTCAGGTCACAAGGGCGAAAACATTTACATCATGATGATGGGATCCATGAGCACCGCGGGAGTACTTATAGTGTTCTCGAATTCCGGATTTAACGGGGTTTCGTGCGAAGGTTTAACCAATTCACGGGCGGCGCTATCTGCGATGAAACTCGTAGCCAGCGCAACGTCTGTTGCATGGGTTCGGCTCGCATGTTACACCGATGGAACATGGTCAATTCTCGAGAAATCAATATCGGGGTTGACAGAATATCCAGCAGCGTAAAACAAAGCCCTGGGAAACCGGGGCTATTTTAAGAAGGAGTGAATCATGAAAATAGTCATGGAAAAAGATCAGCTCGGTTCGCCGGACGGTATAGCGACCGTGCTTTACAAGGCAGGGAAGGAATACGACGTAAATCCGAAGCTTGCGGGAGCCTTCATCAAAGATTTGAAGGTGGCGAAGGCGGTTGAAGGTGAGGATGTTCTTGAAATCAAACAGGTAGAGGGCGCACCTGAAAACAAAGAACTCGATCCGGTAGGTGAAAATAAGGTCAAGAAGGGCAAGAAGTGATAAACGATCCCGGCCTTGATAGAAAAGCGAATCGCATTCTCCGTGTAACGACTGAACCAGCTCTTGAGCCGGTAACGCTCGATGAGTTGAAGTTATTCGCACGGATAGACAGTTCATACGAGAACGATCTTCTCAATTCGCTTATAACTACGGCCAGGATAAATTGCGAGAAGTATCTCGGGCGATCATTTATCGAGAAAACTATTACCATGCTTTTCGATTATGTGACATGCGGTAAAATCGATCTTCCGAGAATCCCGATAATTTCGATTACGAGTTTCAAGGTTTATTACATAGACGGGACTTCACAAACCGTATCTTCTTTGCTCTATGAAATCCAGCAAGGGGAATACGAAGCGAATCTCGTATTCAAGGAAACTATGGAATTGCCGTATATCAGCGACAAGCTCGCCGGTGGATATGAGATAGTTTACAAGGCGGGATACGGGGCGCTTGCTTCCGATGTTCCGGCATCGATCAAGACGGCTATTAAGATCACGGCAACTGAAATCTACGAAGGGCGATCGGTTGAAAACGATATTCCCGACAAGGCAAAGTCAGCGATTCAAGGGTTTTGGATACCGAGTATATGAAAATGGCACCTCGATTACGATACAGAGGACGGATCATGAAGGCTACGAATAAACCCGTAGCAGGCGGTAAAGCCGTTCGTTCGTATGTCACATTCGCAACTATTTTCATGGAGCTAAGGGCATTACGAGACTCAGAAATAATTCGTAGTGTGGACATCGGTAATCCGGTAAGCCATGAAATAAGGGTACGCAAGTCGGCAGTTGATAGCCTGGGGAATCAGTTTAGCTCGGCTTTTTCAACGGATTGGGATGCCATAGCAGACATCAATACCATGAAAGCAGATTATTACATCCTGATTCTGTATTCGGATGATGGGTTGCCAGTTGTAGAGGGTGCCGAGATTCCCAAAGGCAGATTATTCAAAATCAGAGGCATGAGACCGGATGATGAATATCGGGAATGGATTAAACTGGGTGTTCAGGAAGTCGAAGAAAAAGGTTCGGGAGCTCCGGTATGAACGTACAGATTGAGACAATCGGATTCGATCAGTTTTATAAATATCTCGGCAAGCTTTCGAATAAAGCTCATTCGATAATCGAGAAGGAGACCTTTAAAGTAGCCTCTGATCTACGGAATAAAATAGCGCAAGGCATGCGGGACACTCCGAAAGATTCGAGTAATTCCGTGCTCCGAACAAAAACCGGCTTACGGCATTATCGGTCTTTCCTAGGTAATTTTCCAGCAATAGACAGCGGTAGGCTTCTTGGCTCCGTGAGAGTTTCAAAAGTTTCGAACGGAATTATGCTGGGATCGATACAAAAAGATCCGGCTTATGGGTTGTTTCTCGATCAGGCAAAAGCTGCGAATCGCAGAAGGCCATGGCTGATAGATCCGGTCAAGGCCATGATTCCGGGAATGAATGTCGAAGCGCGCATTTTCAGCGCTCTTAAAAAGGAATTATAATGAGAATCGGACGGATCGTAATGAAAATCAGGGCGGCAAATACGCAGTTCGGGGAAATGGTTCTCGGAGCCGCTGAATTGAATCTTGCTTTGAACGGAACGCTCGAAGCCGATACCGCATTCGTAATCCCGCTTATTGAGAGTACGGGAGAGAGCAAAACCGCGAATATTACGAATGAAACGCTCCTTGAAAGATTCGGCGTGATTGTTGCCATAGCGAATGACGAGAGTCAAGCCGAGGTTTACGGAGTGACGGCATACGACAAGCTCCATGAAATCAGATCGGAGCTTTTCGGATGTCTTCTCGGATGGGAGATTCCGGAAGGTGAAAGCCAGCTTCATTATCGAGGCGGAAAGCTTATCCAATTATCCGGGGCTTATCTTTGGTATCAATTCGAGTTCGAATATCAGGCCAGGTTGCAACAGGTAGGTATAGCCGATGATGTTCCGATTAACGGAGTACTTGACCGAACGCTTACGGACGGAAGGATATCGAGTTTTGACCGCATCTATACGCAATTCGTACAGGCTCAGGATACGAGATTGCCCTTGACGGATATACCGTATCCGGACGGATTCCCGAGCGTAAAGATTCCGGACGCATCACAAATGATAGATTTGACGAAGAACCCGCTCGACGGAGCTTTTACGAGGGCATGGGCGAGCGCATTCGACGTAAATAGGAGTTAATATGGATAGCACAAAGTTCGTAAAACCGAAACCCGGAATGATTGTCAGGGATCCTAAATCGAAAATCCCTATCCCAGTAGAAGGAATGAACGTTCCATGGGTAGGTAGTGAGGGTAGTTTTTGGAGACGGAGGCTTACGGATGGGAGTATAGAAATAGTCGAACCCGCGAAGCCTGTAGAAATAGACGTGGTAAAAGAGCCGAAGCGAATATTCGGTAAAAAGGAGGAAACGAAATGATTTCGTTCAATAATGTTCCGACGACCATAAGGACTCCGGGGGTATATACCGAAGTCGATAATTCACGAGCGCTCAAAGGGCTCGTGCAGAATCCGCACAAGGCTCTATTGATTGGTCAACATAGAGTGGGTACAGGTAAAGGCACGATCGATGCGGGGGTACTCGTGGCGATTTCACGCGATAACCTCGCGGATGGGTATTTCGGAGCCGGTTCGATTCTTGCGCGTATGTGCAATATGTTCAAGAAAGGGAATCCGAATACCGAACTCTACGCTATCGCGATGAGCGGGGGTACAGCTCAGGCTTCGGCAAGAATATGCTTCTCGCGAGCTCTCAGCCATGCAGGAGGATCTATTTCGACGAACGGAGAATATCTGCATATGATGATCAACGGTACCCAGATACCAGTGCAGCTCGGAAGTGCGTGGTCGGGTATTGACCTTTTGAGCGCAGCGAAGGCAGCAATCAACGCCGACTCTTCACTCCCGTGTACGGCTTCGACTTCGGCGGTTGCAACATCAATCGTATTATTCTTATCGGCTATATGCTCGGGATCGGCTGGGAACTTCCTCAACGTGAGGTTCAATTACTATACAGGGCAGAGCTTCCCGACATGTTTCAAGGATTCGGTGTTGATTTCACAGTTTGAAGGCGGCGCCGGAGCGGTAGACTTAGGCGATGCATGGTGGTCATAGACGATCAGCAATTCCAGTATATAGGACAGCCGTATACCGATACCGATAACCTCACCGAAATAGAGGATCAGCTGGAAACCAGATTCGAACCGCTGACCGATCTTTGGGGGCATGGATTTACGGCGGCCAGGGCAACTCAGGCATCATGCACGACACTCGGCAACAGTCGCAACAGTCCGCACAACACGATCATAGGAGCTCACCAGGCTCCGCAGGCTCCGGAGGAATGGGCGGCGGCATTATGCGCGATAGCAGCGGCGAAGCTGAACGACGATCCGGCCAGGCCGTTACAGTATCTCGAGCTAAAGGGTATTCTTCCTCCCGATGGAACTGATGTATTCACCAGGTCGGAACGGGACATCCTGCTTTACGACGGCATCGCGACATGGATTCAGAGCGGCGGCAAGGTGCTCATCGAAAGATGCATCACGACCTATCAGACAAACGTACTCGGTACAATCGATCCGTCATATCTCGACGTGGAAACGCTCGCGACTCTCGCAGAGATCAGGTATCAGTACAAAGCAAGGATGCAGACACGGTTCATCACACAACGGTTCAAGCTCGCCGATGACACATTCCCGGTACAGCCAGGAACGTTCATCGTGACACCGAAGACCATCAAATCCGAGATAATTTCTCTGTTTACACAGCTCCAGAGTATCGGGTTGATCGAGAACCTTGAGGATTTCACAACGAATCTCATCGTGGAGCGGAACGAGACAGACGCATCGAGGGTTGATGTCATGCTCCCGGCGGATCTGGTCGGACAATTTAGACTTTTGTGCTCGAAGCTCAGCTTCATACTGTAAGGAGGATGAAATGCGCATAACAGGAAGGGTAGAAATACTTTTAAACGGGAAATTGCTCCTCAACAAAGAGGGTGCATCCATAACAGGTATCGGACTCTCGGGAAAACCGGCTTTCGAAAGAGAAATCATAACGGGGCCAACGGGTCCGCACGGATCGATCGAGAAACCGATAACTCCGATGCTCGAAGTCACAGTAACCGATCGCGACGATATCATGCTCAACGATTTCGCGCTGATAAACGGAAATGGGACGGCGATTTTCCGAACGGCAGGGGGCGGCAAGACGTACATCGGCGAGGGCGCAACGTGCTTGAATAACTTCGGACTTACGGATGGTCAGGGCGAGGTCAAGCTCCGGTTCGCGGTTCCGTACTGGATTGAAAAGGTCGAGGCATGAAACGTACAGAGCCTCAGAGTATCAGCCTGAAACACCCTCTGACTTACGAAGTGGACGGCAAGGTAATTGAAATCAAATCGATTACCTTACGGCGTCCATGCGTAGACGACGCGGATGCGATTCCAGGCGATATCAATTTCAATAATATGACACTTCTGGAATCCAAGAAGCTCATTCCTCTTATAGCGAGGCTTTCAGGAGTGCCCGAAGAGCAGGCGAAGGCTATAGATTTATTCACCGATTTCGGGGCGATCATAAAGGCACTGACACAAATGCTGGGGCGATGACGCCTCCGGGTGATTATTCTGATTGTAAAACGGATGAGGATATCATCACGAAATGGATCAGAGATACAGCTGAAAGCTGGGTAGCGATCGTCTGGGGGCTTGCGGCAAAGTTCCATTTTAGTCCGGAGACAATCTGGAAGATGGGACTGGATGAACTGTGGTTCTGGTATAGAGGTATGGAGAAAATTACTGAATGGCAAACGAATTCTCAATAGCAGTATTATTTAAACTCATCGACGAACTCACAAAACCCATGCAGAAGATGGGACTTGCTATTCAGAATCAGGGTAAGCGGATAGAAGAGGCGGGGACAAAGTTCACGGCATTCGGTAAAAAGACCTCGCTATTCGTGACGGCTCCAATACTGGCACTCGGTGCGGCGATTGTCCAGAATACGGCGGACATGGAGGATTATCAGGCCAGCTTCGAGACCATGCTTGGAAGCGCGGACAAGGCCAAGACATTACTCGGGAACCTACAAAAGTTCGCAGCCGCGACTCCGTTTGAGTTCAAGGATTTAGCAGAAGGTTCAAAGCTGCTTCTCAATTATGGTATAGCCGGTGAAAACATTATGCCTACTATTTCCATGCTTGGGGATGTGGCACAGGGGAACGCAGAGAAATTAAGATTGATTTCTCTGGCGTATGGACAGATAACATC